GCTACTATCATTGTGGCGAATACGGCGACAACTTTGATCGCCCGCATTATCATGCGGCGCTGTTCGGGCTGGAGCTTACTGACGAGGAACTCTACGGTCACTCCAACGGTGAACCGCTTTACACCTCTCAATTTCTCACGGACCTCTGGGGTCGAGGTCTCGTCGTTGTCGGCACTCTCACTCATGAGTCGGCAGCTTACATTGCTCGGTACTGCACGAAAAAGGTCAACGGCCGCAAAAGAGACGAAGGACACTATCTCCGATCCTGCCCAATCACGGGAGAAACCACTGAGGTACTTCCCGAATATTCGACAATGTCTAATCGACCCGGAATCGGGCGAAGTCATTTCGAAAGGTATCCCGCCGATTTCTTTCCCAGCGATGAGGCTGTACATGAAGGGCGGATATTCAAGCCACCGCGGTATTACGCGGAAATCTATAAATCTACCGACCCTGAAGGCTGGGAAGAAGTACGCCAAAAGAGGCGAGACTTCGCCTGGCGACATGCGGTGGATAACAGTGATGAGCGGTTAGCCGCTCGGGAACGCGTCAAAAAGGCGCAATTTAAACAGCTACCTAGGAGCTACGACAATGAAACTTAAGATATTCTCAGTGTGGGACAGCGTTGCAAAAGTTCACCAAAATCCGTTCTGTCTCCACAACAAACATGAGGCGATTCGCGGATTCGCGGATGCCGTTAATGACGAATCAACCATGCTTGCCAAACACCCTGAGGACTACACACTTTTTCTCGTCGGCGAATGGGAAGATGACACCGGCACGATCACGCCACAAACACCAGAAAAAGTAATAACGGCGCGTGAATGCGTCAGGGAGAGCTAGACATGCGCAGTGTAATGACCCACCAGTTCAGCCGAGTCCCCAAAGCGGAAATACCGCGTTCAAGATTCGACCGGTCTCACGGCTATAAAACTACCCTTACTGACGCCGGTGTTCTCTATCCGATCTACGTCGACGAGGCTTTGCCCGGCGACACGTTCAAACTTCGTTTGACCGCCATGGCCCGGATGGCTACGCCTATCTACCCGGTCATGGACAACATCAAGATGACCTGGCATTTCTTCGCCGTGCCAAACCGGTTGCTCTGGGACAACTGGGAAAAATTCAACGGTGCACAGGACGACCCGGGAGATTCGACGGATTTCACTATCCCGCAGATGGCGGGACCGAAGACGATTGCCGAAGGGTCACTGGGCGACTACATGGGTCTGCCCACTCAGGTGACCTTTACGGAGACTTTCTCCGCGCTGCCGTTTCGTGCTTTCAACCTGATTTGGAACGAATGGTATAGGGACGAAAACCTTCAGGATTCCGTGCAGGTTGATACCGGTGATGCTGCTACGGCGTGGTCGTACTCCATACTCCGCAGTCGCGGGAAGCGACATGACTATTTCACGAGCGCGTTGCCGTTCCCGCAGAAAGGCGATTCGGTCGACTTGCCGTTAGGCGCTTCGGCGCCAGTAACGACCGACGCGGCGGAGAACGATTTTCTAACCGTCGAGTCTACCGCCGAAGCTGAAGCCCGGCGGATGGATATTACGTCGACGTATCTGACTATCGGCACCGCGACGTCCCCAGGGGAGGCGCTTTATGCAGATCTATCGCAGGCCACTGCCGCAACAATCAATCAGCTACGCCAGGCTTTCGCGATACAAAAGGTTCTCGAACGAGATGCGAGAGGCGGAACCCGCTATGTGGAACTCATCAAAGCTCATTTCGGAGTTACCTCTCCGGACTTCAGACTTCAAAGACCCGAGTTTCTTGGTGGCGGATCTACGCGTGTCAACTTCTCTACTGTGCCGAACACTACCGATGCAGGGACCGATCCCCAAGGCACCCTCGCCGCGTACGCTACCGCTTCCGTGGACGGAATCGGTTTTACAAAGTCGTTTACTGAGCATTGCACGCTGCTCGGTCTTGTCTCTGTCTCTGCCGATCTGACCTATCAGCAGGGCCTCGACCGTTTTTGGCGTCGTTCGACGCGGTACGATTATTATCTCCCGGCGCTTAGCCACATTGGCGAGCAGGTTGTCGACAACGTCGAAATATTTGCGCAGGGCACTGTTGCCGATGATGATGTCTTCGGCTATCAGGAACGATTCGCGGAGTACAGGTACGCGAATTCAAAAGTCACCGGCGCGTTCCGTTCTAATGCCGCAGCTCCGTTGGATGCCTGGCATCTTGCTCAGGATTTCGCGTCACTGCCTACGCTTGGCGACACGTTTATTAAGGACGATCCGCCCATGGACCGCGTTGTTGCTACTCCCGCAGAACCTAAGTTCATTTACGACTCGTTTGTCTCGCTCGAGTGCGCCCGCCCGATGCCGCTCTACGGTGTGCCCGGCTTCGTGGACAGGTTCTAATGGGATTCGAAGCGGTATTAGGCGGGTTGGGCGTCGCGGCCGATATTTTCGGCGCGCGCTCATCCGCTAACGCGATTCGCGAAGCCAACCTGGCTAACGAACGTATAGCCAAAGAGAACCGTGCTTTTCAGGAGCGCATGTCGAGCACCGCGTTTCAACGCGCTTACAAGGATATGAAGGCCGCCGGCATTAACCCCATCCTGGCCGCCGGTTCGCAGGCGAGCTCGCCAGGTGGGTCCACTGCAACAATGCAAAACGCCGGAGCCCCGTACGAAGGGCTCGGCAGCAAGGCTATGGCAAATATGTACTCAGCCGCGCAGCTCAAAGTTGCCCAACAGTCAGCGGATAAGCTAAAAGCGGATACCCGCTTGACAAACGTACAGGCCGACAAACTGGAAGATATTACGGCACCGCTCGGTGATGCGGCCGATGCCTACCGGACGGTGCGTGGAGGCCTTCAGAACAAGACACTTCGTGCTGGCTACCAAAACGTGATTGACTTCGTCAAACGTAGCCATAAAAGCCGGATGGGCGCTGTCAACGACATTCTAAATTCCGCGAAAGCGGTAAAGGAGTGGTACAAAGGCGTCGAGTCTAAGCCCCCGGCGAAAAAACCGCTGACGATCTACATTCGAAAAGGTAAAAACCAATGAGTCTTTCAAAACAGCCGCGATCGCGGCCCCAAGTCGACTGCTCAGGCGACAAAGCCAGGACAAAACAGGAATTCAAGCCTGAATGCAATATCAACAACATTCTCGCCAAGTTCCGGAAAACTGGCAGGATTACTCACATCAGAGAACATGGCGCCCGCTACGGTGATGCCACGCTGACGAGCTACGAGGATGCAATGCTAACCGTCGCCGAAGCCAATACACTCTGGGAAGACCTGCCCTCTGATCTCCGGAACGAATTTGGCGGAATCAAAAACTTCCTGGCCTGGCAGGAAAAAGCGAGTATTGACGAGATTAAGGAGAAGTTCGGGGAAGCCCCACCTTCTCCTCTTGCTGAACCGGAGCCGAAGGCGACTGACGAGCCGCCAGGCGAGTCGAAAGGGAGCGAAGCGACCGCAACCCCTACCACGGAGTCGTAGCCGTGTAGAGCTGTTCTCAGCTTGGATTAGGGCCCTTCGGGGCCCTTTTTTTGCCCACGAAATATGGTGGGCGCACAGTTATTAGCTTGATGTAACTGTGCTAGGTGACACCAGTCACCTAAATTTACGTGACACAAGTCACCGTAATCGGGTATAAATACCCCTCTATGCTACGAATCGTCCTCATCTCTGTTTGTCTCCTGCAAGCCGGCTGTGCCGGCAGGCTCGTGTGCGAATGGGAGACGCAGGATGAACGGTTCGAAAAGCTTATAACGGAGACAATCGATGGCCTTCAGAAAGAAGATGAAACGGTCCAAAAGCCGTAAACAGTTCAGCCAGTACGCTGACAAAACCCACCGGAAGAATGTCGACCCCCGCCCCATGCGTGGCGGAATACGTCTCTAGTGCGTGGCCTGCTACAAGCCCTTAAAGGGCTGGCGCGCCCCAAATGGTGGAATCACATTCCGGCGGAGCCAATCTGTCGGCCAACAAATGTCAGTACCCTGCGGCCAATGTATCGGGTGTCGGTTAGCGAAGTCGACCGAATGGGCGCTGCGCATCATGCACGAAGCGAAACGCCACCAGGAAAACAAATTCCTCACGCTCACATACGACCCCGAGAATCTGCCGATCGACGGCTCACTAGTGCCAGAACACTTCACGAAGTTCATGAAGAAACTTCGCAAGGCCGTCTATCCCGAAAAACTTCGCTACTATCATTGCGGCGAATACGGCGACAACTTTGATCGCCCGCATTACCATGCGGCGCTGTTCGGGCTGGAGCTTACTGACGAGGAA